CGGGCAATTTCTTTCTCTAATTCTTTAGTTGGTGTCTTCTCATATGCTTGCTTGGCCTGGAGCATCTTTTTCTTATAGATGACTCGATCCTGATACATCTTATCCATCAATTCTGGTAAGAATCCACGGACATTTTTGCGGTACATAGCGCCATTGGCACATACCGCATAGTCTTTATACATTTCAAATGTTAGTTCTTGATTCAGAACCCTTTCAACAGTTGCGCTGGGATGTCTTTCCTCAACAAGTGTCTCTGGAGAGATGTTGTATTGCATGATGAGATGAGGATAAAGGCTATTAAGGTCAAAACTGACCACCCAATCATAAGACCCAGGAATCGGCTCTTTGACATATGCCCCCGCATATTTCTCACTCTTAGACTGTCGTAACTTGGGGGGAATTACAATGTTCTTTTTCTTAAGATAATTATAAATGATGGCATCCCAAGTACGAACCTGATAGAACACATCGGTATAATTAACCTTAGCATCATATGCCATGGTCAAACAGAGTTCAATCAGTTTCATCTTGTCTTCCAAACGGTCAACAAGTTTCACGTCAATGATGTTATATTCTACAAACTTCTGCCACCCATTTGTGTAGAAGTCCTTGAATGTTTCAAACTCAGAGTGATCGAGTTTCTGCTGCCCAAGTTCTACCTGAGCTATGTAGTCCAGACGATATGATTCTTGTGCTTTGTATGTAAACTTTTTATACAAATCAAGATAGTCTAACTGAGATACACCGCCAATATCATACACGATATTTCTACGGCCTTTGATATAGACTTCTTTCTCAGTCAGCAGTCCCCAAGGAGAAAGTCTCTTGGCAAGTTTCTCACCAAGAACTCTATCAAGTCTTCTAGCAATGTACGGGATGTCAAACATCTGAATGTTCCATCCAGTAATCACATCTGGGGTGTTCTCCATCCACCAGTTAATAAAGTTATTCAGTAGATCACGTTCATTATTAAACTGAATGTATCGAACCTTTTCTTCTTTCAGTTTAAATGGGCCGACACCCCAAGTAATAATTTCTTTGGTGGTATAGTCCTGAATAGTGATCAGAAGAATCTCTTCCGATGCAGATTGTACATCAGGAAATCCATTCTCGGATGTAGTTTCAATGTCAATGGTGTAGAGAAGAATCTTGCTCAAGTCAAACTTGATCTCATCTTCGGGATACTTCTCAGAAATATATTGGAATATAAACTTCTCATTACCATAAACAGAGAATCCATCAACTCCATCATACTTGGAGATGAATTCTCTGCATTCTTTTACGTTACCAGGTTTAATTGGGGCTACATTCTCACCATCCAATGTTCTATAGAAAGTCTTCTCTTTCGAAGGAACAAAGAGGGTAGGTTTCCATCCTGACTGATCGCGATATTCAAACCTCTCACCGTTTTCATACCCGCGAACAAGGAACTGGTTTCCTACCATCTGGATGTTGGTGTAAAACCTCATTTAACCTCGGCGCTGTAAACTCCTTCCAGTTTAACACTGGGACGAACAATAGTCAAGATAGAATCCGAAGACATCATAATGACATTCTGATCAGTGAAAGGAGGCCAAGCAGTCAAAGTCATGTCTTCACTGACCTTATATGGATTAGTGAGTTTGCAATCAGGTTCGCCTAATTCGGAAGAAACCTCCTCAACATCAGCGATGATAACGGTTTCATTTTTTAGTAATAGAACTTGGAGCGCCATTTAAATTTTCCTCATACATGGTAATAACTTCATCGAGTGGATTAGCAATTGTAACCACCCAATCAAACGGAATCAGCGATTCAGTGTCTTTAGATAATGGCATATAAGAACTAAAGACAACTCTTACATTATCGGACTCACCAGCATCAATCGCTTCTTCTGTCAGGAATTGAATTTCACTCTCGCGGGCAAGAGTAAGAAGACGTGGTTGGCCGAACAAATAAGCAACGGGATCGCCATCTTTGTTTCTAATTTCTTTGATGTCTGCGATTACATCTTCACCAGACTTCAAACGAGCAACTTGTACTGTCATTGATTAATAATCTCCGTCATAACATTTTACCAATAAAAAGAGGAGGTGTCAACTGGTTTGTGCCAGTTACCTCCTCGTCCGCGCCGACGATATTCAGTTCTATTTAGAGATAGTCTTTGCGGGTGTGATGTTCGGGAACTATCTTTCCAAGTCTGATAACCAGGAGTCCATCTTCGAACGATACTTCCCTGACTTCTGTGTCGTCGGATAAAGTCCAGACTCGTTTAAAACTTCTTTGAGCCAGTCCCTTGTGGACAAACGTCTTGTCCGATTCTGTGTCTTCTTTTTGTCCTTCGACAAAAAGTTTTCCATGCTCCGTGAAAACATATACTTCCTTCTTCTTAAATCCTGCAAGAGCAATCTCTAATCGAGACTCTACATTATTTACTTGAATCAGATTGTAAGGTGGATAATTTGATGTAGTTTCATGAATAGCAAATAAACGATCAAAGTATTCATCCAACCCGATGCTATTGCGCGTGATTCTATCCATCAATGCAGGAAGATCCGCAGCGGTATAACGCTGAATGTTCATTATGGTAGCTCCTTTAAAAGCGAGTTTGTGTTTTGTGAACCCTTACGGCGTTCAATAATATTTATAGCACAGAACATAAAAAAGGAGGGTGTTGGTAACCCTCCCTTCGTAGCGTGTATTCCGTATGTAGCGTGTCGCGCACGAAAAGCGACATACTATTTATTCGGCTGAATTGGTTTTTTTACCAATGTTATACTTGGTTTCCAGATCCCAGTCATTCTTATCTTTGAATGACAGAACTTTAATCTGGTTAAGAGGAGCAATATCCCTGATACTTTCAACTGTTTTCACAGTAACCAGTCCCCAATCAACCAGGAGTTGAGTGATTCTGTTACGGCGTTGAACATCATTGATAGTAAGATTTGCTTTCTTACCGTCAAGAGCAAAGAGTTCTTTAAAGTGAACGATAAAGTATCTACCTTGCTTATGAAGAATATGGCAAGATTGATACAACTTCTTTTCCTTGCGAGATGCAACACCGATTCTGGTTAGCGTCTCACGGACTTTTAAGAAATCATCTGGTTCGTTCAAGAAGACTTCGACCATCTTGTCAGGGGCCCAGCTGTATTCAGGCTCAATCACTACAGACATTATTTTACTCCTCCAGTGTCAAATTTCAAACGAATAAATTCAAGTTGTTCTCTAGTCAATATTTTGAGTGCCTGTTCAGCTTTACTATTACTGTAGTTATAGTACCTCTTTACTAGATCTAGATCTTTAATCTTCTCCTTTTTTAACCAAGGAGAAAACCTTTTTTTCTTTCTGACAATATTTAGATAAAACTCATACTGTAGGTATTTGTCTAGTCCAGGATTGATGTTCATCTCATTGGCGAGCATCACGGTATCCAGATGACCAGCCATACATTTGTTGACAATATAGGGAGGATACTTCTTCAAAGCATCTGGATCTTCCTTAGTAAGATTCTCCTTAGTAAGGTTGATAGAGTTTAACCAGTCTTTCAGTTCCAATGTCGAATTACCCCCGCAATAATGAAACAGTTAGTGATAAGATAAGAGAAAAATATAAGACTCCGTATACGAGCCACTGCATCTGCCTCTCTGTCATTTGATCCTTGTTTCTCCCCTAGTGCTTTTGCCCATATTCTCCAAATACGTTTCCTATTCCTCATTACTTAAAAACTGCTGTAACGCTAACTACTGATGCTCCAGGATTTCGCGCCAGAGCTACTTGCTTTGCATCTTGATAATCACGAGCGATTACAGTCTCTTTGAATACTGTCCCCGCTTTAAAAAGAGTTACTTCACACTTCATCGGATAATGTCAATATCAGCACCGTTAGTCCAGATCTCTGGTTCAGTTCTCAGTCTTCCCTCACTGACCAATTTGTTGTAACGTTTAGTTGCCTTTGTTTTCCAAATGGCAATAAGATTATCTAGATGATAATCGTCATATCTAGGCCCTGGTACGGGTACAGTTTCTTTCCCAGCAAGAATCTCTCTCACATTTGAGTATCCATAATCACAGATATAGAATCTTTTCTGCTGAGTAAGAGTCTTGGCACGATCCATGACCTGAGTAAAAGTCTTCAACTTCTCAGTATCCTCAAGACTATTCTTGATAATGGAAACCATTCGATTCTGCCGCTTCAGTTTCTTACTGGATGCAGTATCAAGGGTCAACTTCTTGTTATTGTTTCTGACAATGAAGTACTTGTGCATCCGATGAAACTCAGTGTCATGCATCAGAGGAGTAAAATCAGAAACAGTATCTCCAATGTGCCTCAGGAAAGGCTTGAGTCCATCGTACTGTGAGACCCCCTTAGCAGTGCCGTAGAGCGACGTTGTTTCAAACCAGCAGATCTCCTTCTGAAATCGACTAGAGACCGCTTCACGGGCGAAATGAGAGGCACACATGAGTGCCAGGAGTTTACCCCCCAGATAGTTGAATCCGAAGGGCTGAGTGGGTACGATGATAAACCCCATGCAAGCATGACGGTTGAAGATCTCAAGATCTGGAGCACCACCCAAATAAATGTTCCGTGGTTTGGAGTTGATGGTGGGAGATCCGAAGCGAATAAACCCAACAAACTTTCCAGTATTCTTCTCCATAACAACCCACTTCAGTTCCCTACCAGGGATACTGTCTTCGATCACATGGGAAGCAACGACTCCAAGAAGTTCCGAAAAGTAATCATTGTCAAGACCACCAGGGCCAACAGGAATAATCTGAAAGTCCATGTCTTCTGGAGACATAGAAAAGTCAGAAAAGAAAGCATCCTCCAGTTTCTCATCAAAGAGAGTTGGGGTGATATTATTCACCCTGTCCATCTTTACAGAACGGAAGTAGTTCTCAATCTGATCAATATCTTGGAAGTATACGATAAACTGGTCAGCTGCCCAGATCGCATCTTCAGGAGTCAATTTCATCATACAAAAGTCACAATCATAACGACACGTCTTTTTGTCTTAGACGGTTGAAGGCAGTGCCACTCTGCTCCAAATGATATTATATCATCTTCTTGAGGAGAATGGTGAACTCCATCTACTATAGTATCTCCACCAGCATCAGTGAAGTAAACTAAAATATTTTTATGGTCAATATACAGATGATCAAGATGTGGAATTGTTGTTCCGCTACCAGGATCCATAGCATTGATATTTACTCTTAAGATAGACTTAATAGCAACTTCGTTTCTCCAGCCATTAGCATCACCAAGATCTTGCAGAAATGGTTCAACACACTCTTTCCACAATGGCGACGTTACCTCTGGAACAAAAGATCCAACTGGAGGCCTAGATTTATCCCAATCCAAGGGTCTTTGTACCACACAATGCCCATAAAAAGGTAGGTTTGCATATCCATCTTCAGAATTGGCTTTGCCATTCATCTGAGTTGAATCTTCAAAGTAATACCAACTAATCTTTGAACCCAATACATGATCTTTCAGTTTGTAATATGACTGAGATTTTGGATTTTTAAGTTTAGTTATTGTCATCTATTTAAAGGAGCATGTGTTTCTAGACTGGAAATTGCACCGAAAAAAGTAAGGTTTAAACGAGGTCTACCAATAGTTTTTGTACCAAATGTTTTTATGCCGTGCCATGTCTTAGAATTGAATAGAACAAGTCTATTATAAACAGCATCAACTTTAATCGTCTCTACAAATTGTTCATGATACTCATCATAAGCTTGCGCGAAGATTTCATCTGGAATATCTTTACCCAAGTTAAAAGTTTGTTCTATGTCATACTCGTGCATGGACTTGCAAACATACCCTTTCTTTAAACTGTATATGGATGTACCAGTATCAGGTTCAGGATCTTTGTTTAGATAAACAACTCCGCCAAACTGTGTTACTCCATCACGATGCACCCATCCTCTATTTTTTTGGTGATATTGATCATCATGAACTGCATATACTTTTTGAAAGGATGTGGTTATCTTACTGTTAAGATCAGCCCCATGATAAAAAAGTTTTGTAATTTCTTCACATATGTAACTATGCATCCTTGGATCATTATTGCCAATCATGGTCGTTCTAAATCCAGGATATCGCCCATCATTAGGAGTATAATCTAATGTTTCTGCATATTCAACTATATGATCTGGATCTTCGAAGAAGTTATCTACAATAGTTACGGGATACATTAGTTGAACTTGCACTCCACCATAATTTCAGTCAGCGCAGCAAGAAGATTAATTTCTTGATCTGCCGCGAAAGCCATTTGATACTGGTACTTTGCCACAATAAGAACCGCTGCAGCAAGACTAGGGCCATCAACAGCGGTAGTAAGACCATCATAGACGCGCCTAAGAAGAGGGCCTGGATCATTATCAAGATTAGACACAACCCACTTACGAACAGCAGTAAAGTCTTTACTAGCAAGTTTCTTAATAAGGTCATCGACGGACGCATCTGAGAAGGACGCGAGGATGCCAGAGTCAATTTTTCCAACACTCGCGTATCGTTGACATTCATTTAAGACTCGTCTCCAGTCTGGAAAATGTTTGTTGATAAGTTCCGCAAGTACTCTTTTATCGAATTGGACGCTTTCCGCATCCAAGATGTCCTGTACACGCTGGAAGAAGGATCCTGCCAGTGCGGCTTTTTCTTTCCCTTTGATGTTGAAGTCAACAACGGCACAACGGGAATGAAGGGGTTCAATGATTCGATTCTTGAAGTTGCAGGTGAAGATGAATCGACAGTTCTTAGCAAACTCCTCAATAGACGCCCGTAGGAGGAGTTGTACATCGTTGGTTGTGTTATCCGCCTCATCAATGATGATGACTTTGTGTCGAGCAGTTGACGTAAGTGAGACGGTCGAAGCGAAGTTTTTCGCATGGTTTCTGACAGTATCCAAGAATCGACCTTCGTCGGATCCGTTAATGACATAGAAATCTGCTCCAAGTTGATTGCAAAGTGCCTTAGCAATGGTAGTTTTACCAACACCAGCAGGGCCACTCAAAAGTAGATTGGGAATCTCACCCTTTTCAAGAAATCCAAGGAAAATATCCTTGGTGGATTGAGGCAAAATGCACTCTTCAACAGTCTTAGGTCGATACTTTTCAACCCAAAGAAAATCGCTCATAATTAAATCCAATCAGGTTTACGCTCAGGCAGGCGAATGTAATTATCCTTTGCCCAAGGTTTAGATGCAATATAAAGTTTGTACGCGGTAAACGTATCAATTGTCTGGTCATCCTTAAAGATCGGTGGCATCGCCCGAACAAAAGGGGTTGGGCCTTTACCAGAACGCCCAGCAGGATCTCCAGAAGGAAAGATCTCATTGGCAACTGAGAGAGTATGTAGGCAAGAATGAATCTTGCGATATCGATTGGAATACTCTTCGCACAGTGCCAACCCATGCTGAATCAACCATCTCCAGTTTAGCACAAAACTGCCAGCCCAGATAGTACATGGATGATTGCGAAAAGCACCCTTCTCAGTGCAGTAGGGAGTTCCATCTGCCTTAGGAAGAGTGCCGAAACCTCTACCCCATTTATCAGATGCAATAATAGAAAGCATCTGACAACACTCTAGGGGCATTTTAACAATGTGTTTGTCAGGGAGAACCCTGGCAGAAATAACTGGACTTGGGTCAGTTACGAAAATGTTCACTCTTCAAACTCAAAATCAGGTTCAAGTGCAATGTAGTAACGAACAGCTCCCGAAGAGGTAGACCACTTCGACAGAAGTTTGCGACTAATGATCACATCATAGTCCCCATTGATCAGTTTGATGTTCTCAAGTTTGAAATTGAAAGAAAACTTCTTGTCAGTCTGTCCAACAGGGAAACCGAAATCGTTAGAACTATCGGTTTTTCGATCATGGATCTTGACAACGACCTTCTCACCATCACCAACAATCGAAAGGTCGGGCAAATTCAAAATTGCAGCCGACTGCTTAAGTTTTGTCAGTTGTTGTTGAGTAATGCGGAAAGATACGTCCTCAGTAGGAAGAGAAAGGTTCTTATCGGGGGGAGAAACAATAACCGAAGGATCAGCAAAGAAGTAATTGGTCTTGTTGCGGCCATCAGAAATGGTCACAAACTTATCGTTGCTGAACTTAAGTTCACTGTCCTCAATGCCGTGAACAACCTTAACAAGGTTCAGGAATTGACTCAGATCGTAGATAGCAAAGTCATTGGAGAAATCTTCATCAACATCCGCCTCTGCCAGAATATTCTTCATCACAGAGATGGTACGAAGTTTGCTGCCACTCTTAACGTGAATAGACTGGTTAATCCCAGAGAAATTGTCGAGGATTTCAAAAGTGGTCTTAGAAAGTTTCATAGGTGTCT